CCACAATGACTAGTAAACAGGCACAAGGAGCCTCAGCTCCATCGGTAGGAGGAGGTGCTGCTTCTGCAAAATTTGATATGGCCACGGGAAATATTCCGTTCAAAGGCGGGTCAGGTCAAACCAGTACCGAACAAAAAATCGCCAATGAATTTTATATGGCTTATCTTAACAGTGTAGGAAATCAAATAAATCTAGATTTAGAAATTTTAGGCGATCCCTATTTCCTTCCTGAAGTTGGATACAGTAATTTTCATAGTGACAGTGACGATCAAGTAACTGAAAATGGAACCATGAATCACGAAGCCACAGATATTTGGGTGGTGGTAAATTTTAGAACTCCTGCAGATCCAGATGCTGGAGGCGCGGCCGCTGCTGATCCCGGCGGTTATTATTTTCCTGAAGGACAAAGTCCCAGTCCGTTTAGTGGATTGTTTAAGGTTACAAAAGCAGAAGCTAGATTTAAAGGCAATTTATTCACACAGGTAATAGCAGGTTTTAGGATACCTGCTCAAGATCAAAGCGGCAGTGGAGATGTATTCCCAACAAAAACAGATAAACCAGAACGAGATACCGGAACATATATAAACGCTCCGGGAGCATAATATGATTGAAAAAAGAGAAGACCAACGAGAAAATTCACAAGGTAGTCTTACCGGTGCTCCTTATTTGGCTAAAATTATAGGGCATGCAGATCTGTTGTTTCAAGGCGGCCTTGAAGTTGTGCTTATTCGAGACTCTGGAAATCAAATAGGTAATGAAAGTCAAACCTATTTTGTAAAATATGCCAGCCCGTTTTATGGATGTACACCTTTTGAGTTCACTGGACAAAATGTCACAGCAGATGATTCTCAGATGAGCTATGGATTCTGGGGTGTTCCTCCAGACACCGGCGTAACCGGCATTGTGCTTTTCATAGACGGAAAACCAGATCAGGGCTATTGGGTGGCAAATGTTCAAGATAAATTTCAAAATCACATGGTCCCTGCTATTGGCGGAACCACTGCGTATAAAACAGACGAAGACTATCAGCAGGAGGAACATCCGCTACCTGTGGTTGAACATAATAGAAAAGCCAACGAAGGCGACAAAAATTTAGAAATTGATAAAATACCTAGAGCTGTGCATCCTATTGCTAGACGATTTAAAATTCAGGGACTAACTAGAGATGAAGTAAGGGGAACCAGTACTTCTACGTCAAGACGAGATGTGCCAAACATGGTGTTTGGAATGAGCAGTCCTGGTCCTGTAGATAGAAATGGCAAGAAAAAGTTTTTGGGAAATAGAGAAAGTCCAACACCAACACCAGTTCCGGTTCAAAGACTCGGAGGAACACATTTTGTTATGGATGACGGTGATGACAGATACTATAGAGAAACAAAGCCCACTGACGGAGCTCCTACCTATGTAAAAAATCCCGAAGGACTAAAAGATATTCCCTACAACGAACATTTTAGAATTAGGACTAGAACAGGACATCAATTGTTATTTCATAATTCTGAAGATTTGATTTATATCGGAAACAGCAGGGGCACAGCCTGGATTGAATTTACCAGCGACGGTAAAATTGACATCTATGCCGAGGACAGTATTAATATTAGAACTAAACAAGATTTTAATTTTGTTGCTGATAGAGATTTTAATCTAGAAGTTGGCCGTAATTTTAACCTTAAAGTAAACGGAGAAATGCAAGTTGAAACTGGTGCAAACTACAATGTGATTGTAGGTACTAACGGTAAAATTACCGTTGGCGGAACCATGGATTTAAATGTAACAGGTAGTTATAAAGAAACTGCCGCAGAAATTCATATGAACGGCCCAGTAGCAACAAAAGCGTTAAGATTAAAGACACACAGTCTACCAGACCTTCCAGCACCCAACGAAGATGATGTAGACAGAACAGTTATAGTAAGAAGGATGCCCACAGCTGAACCGTATCCTTTCCACGAAAATCTAGATGCTACAAAAGTCAAACCAGATCTAACAGATCGAGACGTTGACGGTCGATATGAAGGCGAAAGTGCTAGTATGCGAACACCACCTAGTGATTGGCGCAAATACAAAAAACCCAGTGATACTCCGTTCTAAGGAAATAAATTATGGCAAAAATATATACCAACACAGTTATTGCAAAAAACAAAGCCAGTCTAGGAAATGCAAATTCAGGCAATTTTCGATACAGGGGATTTAGTTCTAAGGAATTTAAAAGAAACTACAAGTTGTACGATGCAGAATTGATCAAACAAGATCTCATCAACCATTTCTATATTAGAAAGGGTGAAAAATTAGAAAATCCTAAATTTGGAACTATTATCTGGGATACGCTATTTGAGAATTTTACCCCAGAAATAAAAGCAGCAATTGCTAAAGATGTTGAAGAAATTATTAATTTTGATAAACGTGTAAAAGTAAACTCAGTGTCTATAGATAGCACACAACAAGGCATACGCATAGAAGCAGAAATAGTGATACTACCATTTGATATCACCGATACACTGCGTTTAGACTTTGATAGAGATAACACAATAACATAAAATACGCATTTTATTTTTACAATAAATATCAGTATAGGGAACGAAAATGACAACTACGTCTAGACAGAACAATTTAATTTTAAACCAGGACTGGAAAAGAATTTATCAGACCTTTAAAAATGCTGACTTTAAAAGCTATGATTTTGAAAATCTGCGTAGGGTTATTATCACCTATCTTCGTGAAAATTATCCAGAAGATTTTAACGATTATATTGAAAGTTCAGAATATCTAGCACTGATAGATGCAGTTGCGTTTCTAGGACAGAGTCTAGCTTTCCGTACTGACCTAGCCAGTAGAGAGAATTTTTTAGAACTAGCAGAAACCAAAGAGTCTGTACTTCGATTAGCCCGATTGATTTCCTACAACAGCAGAAGAAATATTCCTGCACAAGGCTTAATTAAATTTGACACAGTGTCTACCACAGAAGGGGTACTAGACAGCAACAACAAGAATCTTGCCAGCCAAACAATTATTTGGAATGATCCTACCAATTCAAATTGGTTAGAGCAATTTATTTTAGTTATAAATTCTGCAATGGCAGACAACACTGAATTTGGCCGCAGTCAGGGGACTGACACAATTCAAGGCATTGATTCACAACAGTATAGATTTAGATCTAATTTTACAGATGTACCAATTTTCAACTTTGAAAAAATAGTGGCCAGTAGAAAGATGCCGTTTGAATTGGTAAGTACCAGTTTTATCGGCGCAGAAGATTACTATGAAGAACCGCCTATTCCCGGCAGTCAATTAGGATTTATTTATAGACAAGACGGCAAAGGCAGTGCCAGTGCTAACACTGGTTTCTTTATGCTGTTGAAACAAGGCAGTCTAGAATTAACTGATTTTAGTGTTGATGTTCCTACCACAAACGAAGTTATTTCTGTTGATGTTACCGGAATCAATGATTCAGATGTTTGGTTGTTTGCCACAAATTCAGATGGCACACAAGGATCTGCGTGGACCAAGGTTAGCAGTATCACAGGCAGCAATATTGCCTACAACAGTATCAATTCAAATATAAGAAATATCTATAGTGTGATTACCAAAGAAGATGATAAAATTGATTTGGTATTTGCAGACGGCACTTATGGCAACTTGCCCCAAGGAGCTTTCAAAGCATACTATAGAGTCAGTAACGGTCTCAGCTACACAGTTAGTCCTGCTGAAATGCGAGCAATCAATATTTCTGTGCCTTATATAAACAAAGCAGGTGTAAGACACGACTTATTGATCAGTTGTAGTTTGAAATATACCATTAGCACTGCAACAGCCTCTGAAGACATTGACAGTATCAAAGCCCGTGCTCCTGCAATTTATTACACACAAAATCGCATGATCACTGGGGAAGATTATAATCTAGCCCCATTGTCCAGCAGTCAAGATATTTTAAAAGTCAAAGCTATCAATCGAACCAGCAGCGGCATCAGTAGAAATTTTGACGTAATTGATGCCAGCGGAAAATACTCAAGTGTAAATGTTTTTGCAGACGATGGAGTGATATACAAAGAACAAACAGAAAGAACAGAGTCTTTCAAGTATACCAACAGAATTGATATTATAAATTACATCAGAAACAACATAGAACCCCTGTTGACCAACACAGATGTGTATAATTTTTATCTAACAAATTTTACAAAAATACAATTCACAGATTCAAACACACTTTGGACGCAAACTACCAACGATGTAAATTCATCCACGGGCTATTTTATCAACAACATAGATCAGTCATTATTCAAAGTTGGAACATATACCACTAACTCTTTGAAATATGTGTTTGCAGGAGCACTGATTAAATTTCAACCTCCTGCCGGTAAGGCCTTTAAAAAGGGTGCGATCGTCAACGTCAGTGCCGCAGATGTAGAACAGACAGATAGAATTTGGGTTAAAGTTGTTAAAATTACAGGAGACGGAACTAACGCTGGCCGCGGAGCATTGGCCAACGGACTTGGTCCTATTGTGTTCAATGATGTTGTACCTACAGGAGCAATTGCGACACGGATAGTTCCTAGATTCGTCAACAACTTGCCAACTGCTCTAGAAAATGAAATGACCAATCTCATTAGCTTGAATGTGAATTTTGGTCTAAGATATGAGTCTATAGAAAGTTCTTGGAAAATTATTACCTCTGCAAATATTGATCTATTAAATGATTTTAGTCTAGGTCGTGCCGGAGATACTACTAACAGTAATCTAGACACGTCTTGGATAGTAGCGTTTGTAAGACAGCCAGACAGTTATAATGTGAGAATCAGAGGACTAGATTATATTTTTAGAAGTCTAGAACAGAACAGATTTTATTTTGATGTAAATCAAAAAACTTTTGATAGAACAACTGGAAAAACAGTCAAAGACAAAGTTAATATTCTTGGAATAAATTCCGATAACGGCTTGATAAATGCTTTGAAAAATGACAAAACATTTGAAGTCAGTGATGTAATCAAATTTGAAGATGGTTATCAAAGTGCCAATGAAATAAAACTATCATTTGCCGACAGCGACGACGATGGTGTTATTGACAACCCTGATTCGTTTGAACAGATAGTTGGTCAAGATCTAGATCTAAAATACTTGTTTTTTTATAAAACAACAGATGCTTCCGGATACACAACGTATTCTTATGTTGATAACATCAACGATACTATTCTAATTAGACAAACTGAAAGCAATATTATTATTTCTGATTATGTCAACGGACAATTAATTTATTTTTATGCCAGTAATGAAAATAGAATAAAGCGTGTTGACCTAGGCACTAATACCTTGATAATCGAATCTGATTACAAAGCAGTGATAGGTCGAGCCGATCTCAAATTTCAATATATTCATAATGCCAACATTGATCGAAGAATAGATCCTAGTGTAAGTAATATAATGGATATTTTTCTTTTAACAAGAACCTACGATACTGAATTTAGAAAGTATATAGCAGGAGCCATAAGCCAACCTGAAGTTCCAACTAGTGACGCATTGAGAATAGCATTCGGAACGCAGTTGAATTTAATTAAATCTATCAGTGATGAATTAATCTATCATCCTGTAAATTACAAAATTCTATTTGGTAGTACAGCCGATCCTAAACTACAGGCACAATTTAAAGTGGTCAAAAATCCCTACAAAACAATCAATGATAATGATCTAAAGGTAAGAATAGTTTCGGCAATCAACAGTTTCTTTGATATTAACAATTGGGATTTCGGAGACAGATTTTACCTAGGAGAATTAATTACATACATTACCAACGAAGTTGCACCGGATGTTAGTAATCTTGTGATCGTACCTAGACAACCAGACCAAACATTCGGTAGTCTATTTGAAATACAAAGTCAACCAGAAGAAATTTTTATCAGCGGCGCAACAGTAGATGATATCGTAATTGTTACAGCAATTACTGCGGTTGAAATACGTGCAGATGTGGCATCTATAGTAAACTCAACACAATAAAATTATGGCAAAAGATATTTTCCCTCAAAGTCAGTTACCAATTCGCAGAACTGTAGAACTTCTACCAGAAGTCTTTCAAACTGAAACTAATGCAAAATTTATGTCTGCAGTTGTTGATCCCTTGGTTCAACCTGGTACGTTATCTAAAACAGTTGGTTATGTAGGCCGTAGATACGGTAAAACTTATAATGGTTCGGACGTATACTTAGACACAGATGCAACTCTTAGAAGTAGATATCAATTAGAACCTGGTGTTACAATCAAAGAAAAAGACAAAGTAGAAAATTTTTATGATTATATAGATTTTAAAAATCAATTGAAATTTTTTGGCAACAATCTAGAAAGAGATGATTTAATCACAGATCAAGATCACTATTCTTGGAATCCTCCGATCGATTGGGACAAGTTTGTAAATTTTCGTGAATACTATTGGGTGCCGGATGGTCCTCCACCTATCACAGTATTTGGTCAACGACAGTCTATAACCAGCACATATAGAGTAAGATTAGGAGTAGGATCATCTTGGGTATTTTTCCCAGACGGTCTGTCGTTAAATCCCTCTCTCACACTCTATAGAGGACAAACCTACAAATTTCAGGTCAATGCACCGGGCGAAGGGTTTGTTATTAAAACTGCCTATGATACTGGATCATTAATTTACAAACCTTATCTACCATATCAGCAAGGTCAATTTGCAGTATTCAATAACAAGTTATGGAAAGCTAAAACTTTTATTCCTGTAACTGATGGAAGTACCATAGACGAAGATAGTCAAGATTGGGAATATATCGAAGCAGCTAGTCAAGCTACTGCATTAGACTATAATACAGGAATTACCGGGCAAGGAGCAACTAATGGTACTTTGACTTTTACTGTACCGTTAGATGCACCCGATGTATTATTTTATCAAAGCGCCACAGATATTAATAGATTTGGTAGATTCCTTGTTGCTGATATTGAATCAAATACCAAAATTGATATCACTAACGAAGTTATTGGTAAAACCACATATGTCAGCAGTAATGGTATTACATTTACCAACGGTATGAAAGTTAGATTTTCTGGTCTAGTAACACCTACAAAATATTCCGCAGACACTTGGGTAATAGAAGGTGTTGGAGAATCTATTAGATTAATTAGATTTCAAGATTTATCTCCCCCGACCCTTAGCACAACAAGTCTAGAAGTGTTGTTTGACGATGGCGGATTTGACACAGAGCCCTTTGATGATGCGGCCACATATCCAGAATTCAAAGACTATATTACAATTAATAGAGCCAGCCAAGATTCAAATCCTTGGAGTAGATACAACAGATGGTTTCACCGATCGGTTCTAGAACAGGCACACAGTTTTAACGATAGCGAGTTTGATTCGATTGAAACAGCGAGAGCCAAAAGACCTATTATTGAATTTTCTTCAAATCTGCAGTTATTCAATCACGGTAGCCTAGCAAAAACGCCAGTTGATTTTATTGATACTTTTACCACCGACGTATTTTCAACCATAGAAGGCAGTATTGGATACAATGTCGACGGTGAAGAATTATTTAATGGTGCTAGATTATTGGTCACAGCAGATACCGACACATTAGCCAATAATAGAATTTACACAGTGAACTTTATAATTCACAATAACCGTAGACAAATCAATTTAGTAGAAACTACCGACGCAACTTCTACCATCGGTGACGGAGTGTTTGTTAGACGCGGCCTATTAAACAAAGGAATAATGTATCACTTTAACGGTACATCTTGGGTAGCCAGTCAAAAGAAAACCGCAGTAAATCAAAGTCCGTTATTTGATGTATTTGACGATAATGGTGTCAGTTACGGAGACATGGACACATATCCTGTTAGCAGTTTCTTAGGAACTAAACTAGTAAGCTATAAAGTTGGAAACAGTATTGTTGATACCGAATTAGGATTTAGCTTAAGTTATCTAAATATCAACAATGTAGGAGATATTGAATTTAATTTTGACTGGGATGTAGATACATTTAATTATAATTTTGACAAAAAAGTATTCAACAAGACAATTAGACAAGGTTATTACAAATTTACACATACTGGAAGTTATGCCAACGGATGGCTTAAATCTGATCGAACATACTTACAACCGGTAATTTACAGTACCACAGTTACTGAAGTTTCAACACAAATTGTTAGCAATGGTATCAAATGGACAGACGTTCAAGACGATGAGATTTCTAAAATTTTAATCTACGTTAACGGAATAAAATATTCTGGAAGCTACACTAGAAATCAGAATATTTTTACGTTTCCTACCAGTTTTAAAATAAATGACATTGTTACAATTAAAGTTTTTGCAGATGCAGATCCTCACTTGGGATATTATGAGATTCCAGTAGGACTTGAAAAAAATCCTCTGAACAGCGAAGTAAAAACATTTACTCTAGGACAGGCAGTCGATCATGTTTCAACGGCGCTAGACTTATTTGATCAATTTAACGGATCATATCCAGGCTCGAGTAATCTAAGAGATCTTACCGGATATCAAAATCTTTCAAGAAGATTTCTAAAACATTCAGGAATTACTCCTACAGCAATAATGTTACTGTGCGACAAACACGTAAACGTTATTAAATCTATTCAGTACGCAAAAAAATCTTATACAGAATTTAAAAATAACTTTATTAAATTTGCTGAAACCGCCATATATAATCTAGATCCTGTTGGATTTGTTGATGAAATATTGGCCACTATGTCTAAAGTTAAAACGCAAAAAGATGCATTTGCAGATTCTGATATGGTGGGCAGCGGCGCCTACAATCTCAAAGAATACGTTGTAGAAGACACAGAAATTATAACTTTTGCATTAAACGCAAAATTTAACTTAACCCAACTTAGCAGAACAGCAGTATATATCTATATTAACAATGTGCAGTTGATTCATGGTATCGATTATACATTTAATGATACGTTTGGATTTGTTAGTATTTCCAAAGCACTAACACAAGGAGATATTATTCAAATAAAAGAATATGTTTCTTCAAGTTTCTGTTTTATTCCGCCAACTCCTTCAAAATTAGGTTTATATAAAACCTATATTCCGTCTTTGTTTTTAGATGATACCTACGTAACTCCTATCAATGTTATTCGAGGTCACGATGGCAGTATCACAGTAGCCTACGGTGATTTCCGAGATGATGTATTATTAGAATTAGAAAAACGAATCTACAATAACATTAAACAAGAATATACAGAAGATTTGTTTAGTCAAGATAATATTCTTGGAGGATACTACGGATCATCTACATACACTAAACAAGATTTAGACAGCGTAATCAGTTCTGAATTTCTAAGATGGTTTAGTGAAACAAATGTAGACTATCTAACTAACACATTTTTTGATAGTGAAGATTCTTTTACCTACACCTATTCAAATATGGGG